CCGACAAAGATCCTTTCAACGACACTGTTGATGGTATGGGTTAAGGGTAGCGATGCTGATAAAACAGGAAACTACACAAACAGGATAGTTCGATAGGAGGAAAATATTATGGGACAAATTTTAAGCGAGATATTAAATGACATTTCTGATGGCCGAGAGCGAAGGGCCATGAAGACAATGTTTGATAAGATTTTAAATGACGATGCGACTGCTACGCATAAAGCGATAATCTTTGGTGCAGCAGCTACACCGATTTCGATAGCGGAAGCGTTCACAACTGGCATTGAGATTTCAGCAGATGGCACTACCGCTATATCGGTAACGTCAGGATTTACTGGAACAACTGGCATAAGTTTTGCTGGTACTGCAACAGACGGCATTTTAATTTCAGGCGTTTGTGTTGATGGCATCCATATAAGCGGAGCATCCTCAACAAACGGGATTAACATTTCAGGAGCCGAAGCGGTTGGAATCAGTATCAATACCTCAACTCCGACCGATGGGATATTGGTCTCGGCGGCATGTGCTAACAGCGTTTCATTAACCGGAGCAAGCACCACCTGCATAAACTTTGGCACCCCTACGGGTTCGATATTTAAACTGATAGCAGACGATACAATCGTGTCAGATGCAAACCAGGCTTTATTGGTTGATATCAGCTCAACAGCGAATGCGGGATTTATTAAGGTGGTCTTGGATACAAGTACAGTAAAATATATTGCTTTATATGATGCGAAAACGTCCTAAGATTAAAAACTAACCACGGGATAGAGTGTAAAAGCTCTATCCCAAACCAAGTTGAGCGACATAGGCTTGACGACAGGAGAAGAAGCTATGCTTTTAAACGTACTGGAAAGATTACTTTTACTGAACATTTTACCGAAAGAGGGCAGCTTTACAAACCTTAGACTTTTAAGGGTAGCAAGGGAAGCTCTTTCATTCACCGAAGGCGAAAACAAAGCCCTTGCTTTCAAACAAGACGGCGACAATATGAAGTGGGAAGATAACGCTGTCGACAGCAAGGAGTTCGAAATCGGCGAAGTTGTGACACAGATTGTTGTTGATGCCTTAAAGAAGCTCAACGATGAAGGCAAACTCATAGACGCTCAATTTTCTCTTTATGAAAAGTTTATAGAGGGCAAATAACGGAAGGATAGTTGATGGCTAATAACGATTCCATGGCTTTTGAAGATATAGAACACGATATTTCTATAGAAATCAAAGCTGCTCAAGATAATAATAACGATAGAGCTGGCAAACGAGAAAAGAGCTGGGACCGGTATTATGGCCGGAAACTTGGCAACGAGGTCAAAGGGCGGTCTCAGTTCATCACTCGTGAGGTCATGGACACAGTCGAGTGGATGATGCCGTACTTCATAAGGTCTTTCGCTGCTGGTGATCCTAAAATTGAGATTGAGATTAAAGGGCAAGAGCCATGGGTAGGTAAGGCTGTAATGGAAAAGATCCAGCTTGACCTTAATGAATCCACGCCAAACATATTTTTATTGTTTTATCAATGGTTTAAGGATGCTCTTATATCTGACACAGCCTTTACAAAAGTTTCATGGGACTTAGATCAAGAATCTGTGGATATAGCTTTCGATGAACTGCCAGCGGATCAAATGCAACAGTTAGTTGTTGATCCTGATGTTACAGTTTCAGAGGCAGGGACAGCTATTATTCGAGGTTCTATATCTCAGGGAAGCTCCGGGGATATTGTTTTTCAGGATGTAAAAGCAAAGGTGAAAAAAACCATTAAAGATACGCTTTATGCTGAAAATACACCACATTGGGAATTTCTTGCAGACCCTAAGTCAAGGGATGTCAATGACGAATATGGCAAGGGCCACAAAACAGAAGTAACAGTTGATTATCTTAAAAGGATAAACCGTGCTGAAGGCGGTGATTTCTTTAAGAATTTAGACAAGCTTGAGTCAGGTGAAGGCCGTGAACAGTCTGCCGCTGATGAGGGTGAAAGCACAAGCTATATGGGCGAGGATAGTGTTGACAAAGACCTCAATACGGAGACAGGCCCCAAGTCGCCTGTTGATTTTATCGAATGGTACACGCGCCTTGATGTGGATGGAGACGGATATCTTGAGAACATAGTTTGTTATCTTGGCAATGGGTATCTTTTAAAGTGGGAAGAAAATGAAGATGGTATTATTCCTTTTTCATCTTTGAAACCTATTATTGATTGTTACAAGTTTTTTGGAATTTCATACGCTGATCTTCTTGTAGAGATTCAGAATTTAAAGACAATGCTGTTTAGGAGAATCCTTGATAACTTTGATTTCCAGAACTCAGGCAGATGGCTTCGTGATCCGAACAGTGGGATAGACACTTATGCGTTGTTAAATAATGCGCCAGGTAGTGTAATCACTGGCAAGGTTGATGGATTAAAAGATATAACCCCAGCGCCTTTTCAGACAGCGAGTCTTGGTATTCTCGAATATGTTGACACGGTTAAAGAAAATCGTACAGGTGTTACAAAATATAATCAAGGAACGGATTCAGACTCATTAAATAAAACAGCCAGAGGCATTGGGATGATACAAAGCGCGGCCATGCAAAGGATGGATTTAATTGGCCGGATATTTGCAGAAGTTGGCTTAAAAGACTTTTATCGTAAGTGTGCTTTATTATACCAAAAACATTTACGGCAACCATTTATATCTAAAACTCATGGTAAAGAGCAGGAAGTAACTCCCGAAATGCTACAAGGTCGTGTAGTCTGTACGGTTAATATGGGCGTGACTGCCTCTGTAGGGGTTGAAGAGGCCCAGCGTATAGAGAAAATGCTTGGCATTTTATTCAAAACAAATGAGATGTTTCCTGGCCTTTTAACGCCAGATAAAATACACAACATAATGAGGCGATATGTAACAGCTTCTGGATTTAAAAATGCTGATGATTTCATTGGTGATCTTGAAGAATATACTCAGAAAATAGAACAGGCAAGGAAACAAGGTGAAGACACACAGAAGCAAATGATGGAGCTGCAGCAGAAGTTTAAAGAAATGGAGATGCAGATCAAAGCACAAGATTCTCAAACAAAGACTCAAAAGGTTCAGCAAGATGGTGTGATTGCTTCGGCAGAGTTGACACAGGAAAAAGAAATTGCTATAGCTGAGATATCACAGAAAGACAAGGATAGTATTCGAGATCATAAAATAGATTTACTTGAACTTGCAATTAAAGGTACCCAGACAGGAATGCCAAGATGATTGAAGGTGGTATAAAAGATGACAACAGATAGAGAAGAGCTTGAAAATATAGAAAGAGATCGTAAAGCCCATAATGCGCGAGAGGCTCAAAGAATATTGTCAGAACCTATTATAGACGGGTTTTTAAAAACTCAGGAAGCTGAATGCCTTGAAGGGTTAAAGAGACTTCCGATAGGCACCGATGTAAATGTTCTTCAGGCTATTCATCACGATTTATTGGCTATAGTAAGGTTTAAGTCAAAGCTCGAAGCCTATATTAACGAGTACGAGATAGTCTTATTGCAAGATCGTACTGGTGGGGCAGAGGGCATATGAAAGAGATTTCCACAGAACAACTTATAAAAGCCCTTATTAAAGGTCTTGGATTCCTTGTAGGGCAACTTAAAAAGGTATTGAAGGGTGAACCAATATGAAATGATAACAAGCATATAACAGCTTAACATCTCTCTTCGGAAGCCTGTTAAGCAAAGCTGAAAGCCTTTAGAAAATCAAAGCCTATTCAGGATAGAAATTTTATCTATCTTGAGTGGGCTTTTTTATTTTGGCGACAATAGCCAAACAGCAGCGACCATGGCTGCAAAGAATTAAACAAAAAACTTAAAAATAAAAAAAGGAGACAATAAAATGAATGAGCAATTAACATTACTCGCACAGGGAACCGGAGCGGCTATTTATTTTCGGTTGGGCTTTTGTCCTGCGAAAGTATTGATCCAGGGGGACGCTGAAGAAGATGCCGTCGTATGGACAATAGATTTGGAAGCAGGTTATGGAATTGAGTCTATTGATACTGATGGCATAACCGAATTAACCGCAGCAACAGGTATTACGCTTGTTAAATTTGAAGGTGATTCAGCGACACTTCCTACATCGGCGCCTACAGCAGTTGAGCCGGGCAGATGGTGGGAAGCAAACGGGATTGGTATTGGAGCTTCAGCAGCAGCGAATGTTGATGGAAACCCATTTACGGTACAGGCGTTCAGAATGAATGTTCCTCTTACCAGAGCAGTGCATGACGGGACATCCGGAGCAGACACTTATTTTGAGGATAGTTCCATTGATTTCTTGGAAGCCGGTGTTTCACCTAACGGTAAATTTATGATCTTGAACGAAAACAACGACAACATTGCTTATATTGGAAAGATCACAAAACCATCCGGGCAGTCAAATTATTCCAGAATTTACACCTACGAAGATGCAGGTCTGGTAACAGCAACAGCAGCAGCAGACTTTGTTACTGGTGATGTAATTTTTATAATTCCAAGTCAGTATGTTCAATATCCGTTGATCACTTTAATGACTTAGTTAAAAACAACTAACAAGTAGCGACAGAGGCTACAAGGAGGGCGACAAATGCCTGAAGATGAAAAAAAAGAAGTTATAGACGAACAAGAAGAAGGGTTTATTGAATATCCAGAAGAGTCAGAAGAAGCGTCAGAAGTTATAGATGATGAAGAAAATGGCGAAAAAGCTGACGACAAAAAAACTGTTGAACCAGAAGAAACTTCACGGTTTACGCTGGAAAAACCCGAAACAGAAAAAACAACTGAAGCAGATGAGAGCATTACCGAGATAGTCCACAACGGCCAAGTGCATAAGTTTACTAAAGAAAAGCTTATAGAATTGGCTCAGAAGGGATTTGATTATGATTTTAAGGTAGGCCCTCATGGAAAAATCGTCAAGATGATCGAAGCCGACCCAGAAATTGCCAAAATTGTGAATGAACGCTGGCAAGAAAAGGCTACAGGTACAAAGCCTGCAAGTGGCACAGAAGAAGGGTTTAAGGTTAAAGGTATAGACGAGTATGAAAGCGAAGCAGAATGGCTACAAGATAATATAAAGCAGGCTATTGAGTTCGGGCAATCTCAACAAACGCCGGTAGTACAACAGCAGCCAGCAAGAAATACGGCTGTAGCGGATGCTCTTAAAATGAGAGACCCTGAACATAGCAATATGGTTATTGCTGCTATGCCAACATACGCTGCTCAGTTAAGTGTGTCTGACTATGGAAGGATTGATTCAGACATGGGCGCTCTTTGTCAGTTTTATGATTTTGTTAAAACAAAGGAATTGGCAAAAACGAAAAGCACCCCCGTGAAAGTTTCAACACCGGGCTTTAGAGTCAAGTCAGGCGGGGGCGATGCTCCTAAAACAGAAGGCAAACAGGATGTTGCATGGAAGCTCTCAAGGGATGACTTCCAGAAACAATTAGATAAAATTAAATTAGGAAATTAATTCAAGACCGTAATGGTCTTGGAGAGGAGATATTATGCCAGGACTTATAACTGGAACAAGTGATGTCCAAGTCAATTTGCAGGGCCATTACGACAGGAATCTTTTAGAAAGGGCGTTACCTGCTCTTATTCATGATCGGTTTTTACAGATCAAGCCGTTGCCTAAGAATAAAGGTACACGGATTAATTTTCGCAGGTACGGTTCTCTTGCGGTTAATACAACGCCTCTTCTTGAAGGGGAAACGCCTACTGGTAAAAAACTTACCACAACTGATATATACGCAATGGTCAAGCAATACGGTAGCCGAAATTAAATTGCCGTATTAAAACTTTCTCTAAATAACGGGGACGCCTAAACACTATGAAAACAAGAACAAAAAAAGAAATTAATTATAGAACAGTGCAAGGTAACCCGAGGCAAGCGGTTCTTCTTTCATACTTTGCTGGAATAATAGACGGCGAAGGATGTTTAAGGATAAATAAAATGAAATCACAAAATTTACAACATGTGCATGCTAAAGCAAAAAACGACAGATATGCAGCGTTTATTTGTGTAGGAATGACGAATAAACAAATTATACAAATGCTTACATATACATTAGGTGGTTCAATGAGAGAAGAACGCATTCTTAATAGACGCTCTATATGGAGATGGACAGTTTCAGGAAGGCAAATAGTAACAAATGCCCTTGAATCAGTTTTTCCATATCTGGTTGTAAAAAAACCACAAGCAGAATTGTTGTTTGAGTTAATAAATAACTGGAAAACACCATATCGCAGAAGTGATGGAGTAAGTCTTGAAGAATTACAACGGCGTGAGGATATATATCTTAAGATGTGTAAGCTCAACGCTGTTGGAGCAGCCGCAACGACTGAACGAGAAGGCACCCGAGAGGGTGAAGCGACAGTCTGGACTAACGGGAAACCGTTAGAGGAGAACTCGAAGCAGTTTTCCCGCCAGCTTAGAATTGTTGGTCAGTAGGCGTAAGCTGAAAGTAACAGAATGGATTTTATAACGATCTCTGATTGGATTTCCATGACAGGACTTGATCCGATATTGGTTGAAGGTGGCGAAGTTTTGGGCGAACAGATGGGTGAAACAGTTGACACTCTTAACAGGGATGTTTTGGTCGCGGGAACTTCAGTCAGATACGCGAATAGTGTTGCAGATAGATCTTCAGTGGCAACGGCCGTTGCTGTGGCTGATGTTAAAGCGGCAGTCAGAATCCTTGAAGGTGGGAACGCCAAAAAATTGAGGCACATGATAGTTGGTGGGACGAAGGTCGGGACTCGTCCAGTCCCTCCGGCTTTTTATGGGATTACCCATACAAGCTGTCGTCAGGATTATGAAGCTCTTTCAGGATTCACTAAAGTTGAAGAGTATTCCAGCCAGAAAGATGTGCAGGAAGAGGAAATAGGTTCTTGGGGTAACTTGAGAATTTTGGTTACAACCAATGCCAAGATATTCCTTGCTGGTGGAGTTGCAGTAGGTGTAACCGGCCTTGTTGCAGCGAATGATACCAATATTGATGTATATACTACATTAATATTTGCTGCAAATGCCGGTGGAACAGTTCCACTTCAAAAAGGAAGCACCAAAAATATTGTTAAAAAAATGGGTAGTGCGGGCACGGAAGATCCTCTTGACCAAAGGGCGACTTCAGGCTGGAAAGTAGCGACTACATGTAAGATTCTTAACGATGATTTTCTTCATAGAATCGAGCATGGAGCTACCGATTTATAAGCAATATCAACAGGTTAAACAATAAACGGCATAGCCTGTGAATTCGCGCAGGTTATGCCAATTACAAGTTAGCGACAAAGCTGACGACAAAGGAGATAAAGAAAAATGGAAGATATAAAAAAAATAGACGGAACACTTTTTGGTAATAAAGCATCTTTGGTAGCAGTTTTGAAGCAAAAGGGTTTTGAAGATACTCACGAAGCTATTGAAAAAGAAGATGGATGGGTTGGAGTTATTAAACCTGCTACAAAAAAACCAAATGCAAGCAAAGAAAAACTTATCAAATGCAGAGTTCACAGGACTAATTGTGATCCTGAGAATAAGGACATGCCAATTTCTGTAACAGTAAACACGGCGAACAATAAAAGGGTGTTTTGGCCGGGGCAGGAAGTTGAACTTACAGCTTCACAAATAGGAGTGTTGAAAGATTCGGTACAGGAAACATCTTTGCCTATACCGCCTGAAAGCGGAATTTATGACAGCCAGAATCCTATGGCGTTGGCAAAGGCATATTTCCCCACCATGACTCCTATTACAGATCCGGTTACAGGTACAATTAACATGGTAAGCAGAACTCCAAACTATATAGTTGAATCTATTTAAGAGGAAAAAATGGGAACAGTATCAGACCATGGAGACCGCGCAGGTATAAAAGTTCGAGATACTTCTTATAAGCAGTTCACAAAAGATCAACGCTTAGGGATTATGAACGACATTCTTGAAACTATTTATCAAAAACTTGTTAATGTTGAGTCTAATCTTGTTTATGCTGAAGATACGCAGGCAACAGTTGCGGACACAGCAGAATATACTCCGGACTTTAAATTTGATGGGTTTTTGATAGATGGTAGTTGGGTAGATGGCGAGGATGAGTATCTTGTTCAGGTTTCAGAAGGTGATAAAATTAAGTGGGATTATGACTCAACAACTAATCAGCCGGAAGCTTTCTATCTAACCGAAAACGGAAAAATAGGTTATTTGTGGGTTCCTGACGCTGTGTATACAATTCATCATCAATTTTGGATTCCGCTTACAGCATTAACAGATTATGATGCTGATACTTTGCCTTGGGGCGGGATATTCAACAGGGCTATTCAAAGGCTTTTGGTTGTTGAGATGCTTGAGGTTTTAGAATTGGACAATACCAGACAGGCGTTATTAGCCGAGATCGAAATGAATAGTGCTATGTCAATGGTTTATACAAGAGGTCTTAGACGAAGAAGGGTTATCTCTAATATGTTTACAGCGGAAGGTTGTTAATGATTCCATCATACAAACATATAGCTCAAATACCAAGAAGCAGAGGGCAGTCTAAGCCTATTACTCTTGATGATTTCAAGTTTGGGTTAAACACTGTGCTGCCACCGGCATCTATTTTACCGAACGAAGCTTCATCTCTTGTTAATTTTAAGATACTTCCTTTGGGTGGGCTTGAAATAAGAGAGGGATTAACTCGTTATACTACGAGTGCGTTGATTAATCCAGCATCGTATTTAAAGAGTTTTCTTTTTGATATAGACCTTGCTGAGTTCCATATATTTGAAGATACAGATGATAGAGAGTGGGAAAACAGTGCTGGCAGAGAATGGATGGTAGAAGAACCTGCTTCATCTGGTATGGACGAATTAATTGTAACACAGCCTGGCAATGTTTTATATTTTCTTAGTGCCACAAAGGCTCCGTCAGAGATTGCAACTCTTGAAGGGGATGCAACAATTATTCCGTTTGGAGATAAGGCTTTTATTTGCGATGGTAGCTTTTTAAAATATTGGAATAGATCGACTAAAACTGTTTTAATGGCTTATGATGATGGATCTGGTACAAACGGTTATCAGCGAGACAACACAACCTTAACCCCTGATACTCAGATTAAGTTATATTCTGGGGGTAACACGAAAGCCGGGGTTAAGTTTGATACACAGGATTGGGACAGTGGTTATACCATTACAGCCACAAAGGTTGAAATATACGCAAAAAAAGTAGGAAGCCCTACAGGGAATGTAGGATGCGAGATTTATACAAACGCCGGGGTGCTTTTTGCAACAAGTACTACCGTTATTTCAGCAGCATCAGTTGATACAGCTTCAGACAAATTATCCTTTGTGTTTAGTTCAGGGGCTATGTCTCCTTTAACCTTTTATTGGCCGGTTCTTACCTATTCAGGCGGGGATGCTTCTAATTATATTCAATTAGAATGTGATGCCACAACATCTGATGGTGATGGTAAATATTATGATGGTTCATGGAATGATGATGCGACAAAGATTGGGGTTTTAGGTATTAAACCAGGAAGGCCACCAAGGGCAAGGTTTGGTCTTATTCAGAGCAGTCGATTGTATTTATCAGGAGACCCTTACAATAAAGGTGTGGTTTGGTATTCAAACGCAAGTTTATTTTTTGATTGGTCAACTGCAAACGGCGGGGGGTATATAGGTGTTATTGATGACAATGTAACCAATTTTCCTGTTGGGGCATTGCTTTCAATGTATGGCAATATTTATGTTTTTGGGCAGCAATCACAGCCATATTTATGCAAACTGTTAGGCTCAGATCCCTCAGATTATAGTTTGCCCCCGGTGTTTCAAAAGATTTATTCAACTTATAAAACAGCGATAAATGTGACAAACGATTGCTGGTTCGGAAGTGAAAGCGGGATAAATGCTTTGAGTGGTGTTGAGTTGTATGGTGATCTCAGGACGTTTTTTGAGTCAGAAGCAGTTGATGATAGGATTCAAGAATATTGGACAGATGATGATGCTTTTGCCGGGTATTTTGGAGCAACCGGGCAGTATTTTCTTAAAATGAAAGATTATCCAAGATGTTTAGTTGTTCATACTAAAGCTCCAGTAAGAGATCAAAGAGGTAAGGTTAGATACCCTTGGACTGAATATATTTTTGTAAAAGAAAATTTATCATCTGTTACTTATAAATGGACAGCAAGTGCAACCGCTAATGAATATTATGTTGAATTAACTGGCGGTGGAGATCCATCCTTGTCAGAACCGCCATATTTACTTCTTAATGAGTCGTTAATAACCAATGGAACTTTAGGAAGTCTTACAGATCATCAATGGGATTATGGTGATAACGACACCCTAGGATATTCTACAGTTTATATAAGAGATGACTCCGGCGATCCAGATACAACAGGAATACAAATAAAAACAGTTTTAGACCCAACAGCTTTTGCGAATTACGATAATAAGTTTTTTGTGGCGTGTGATGATGGATATATCTACAAAATGGATTCATCTGTTCAAGAGGATAACTCTATTGAAATCCCTTATGTTCTTGGGACTAAACTTTTTGAGAGTCCATATAGCCATGTTTGCCTTGAAAAATATAATGTTTCATGCGGTACAGAGGCAACAAGTGCGACTCTTGACCTTGAAATTTATAACAAGGCTGTTTCTATTGACACCATCCATTCTGTAGATGCTGATGTGAGCCATACGATAGACATAAATGAGAATGATTTTAATAGAGATTTAAACGCTAATTATAAGAAATTCTTAGCTGTTCTTAGAAATGTTAATCCTGATAGTGAGAATTTGAGAATAAATAATATATCGCTCGTTACGAGAGCGTTAAGCAGATAAACACAATGAAATGAGGTAGTTACATGGCTTTAAAAAATTATTCGGCGACAGTTTTAACAGGTGGAGGAAGTGGGGCTTTAGATTCAATAGACGGCACTAATCTTCAAGATAAAGATTCCTGTATTGTTTTTGATGCGGCTACCTTTTATTTTTATACCCTTGATGATGATTCCGGAGCGGCTGAAAGTTCTCCTGATGTCATATCTCCTGATGCTAATGCAGGTAATAAAAGGTGGTTATTGATGGCAAGCCTTGGGATAGGTGGTGTAATTACTCTTGCTAATACAGGCTTGCATCTTCTTGATAGTGATGCGACTCACGATCTTATCATAAAGCCCGGCTCAAACCTCACTGCAGATCGGACGCTTACAGTCACTACAGGGGATGCAGACAGGACAATTACACTTTCTGGAAATCCGACTTTAGCAGACTGGTTTGATCAGACAGTAAAGGCAGCAAGTTCACCTACATTTGCGGCATTAACTCTTACTGCTGACCTTACGGTGGCAAATGGAGGCACAGGAGCATCCACGCTAACGGACCATGGTATCTTGTTAGGTTCAGGCACTGGAGCTGTAACGCCGTTAGGGGTAGCCTCAAACGGACAACTTCCAATAGGTACTACTGGAGCTGACCCGACTTTAGCCACATTAACCGGAACAGCCAATCAAATCACAGTCACAAACGGAGCTGGCGCAATAACCCTTTCTGTCCCTGCTAACCTTCTTATCCCGACAGTGCTGACAGTGCCAAACGAAGGTTTGCATATATTAGACACGAACGCCTCTCATGACTTGGTTTTAAAAGCTGGCTCGGATTTAACAGCCGACAGAATATTAACCTTGACAACCGGAAACGCTGACAGAACAATTACATTGGGAGGGAATCTCACATTGGGAGGGAATCTCACAGTAGCAGGAACTACCACCATTTCAGCTTT